GTGCGAGGCGCTTTACGGTTATATCCCGGGCGACTGCAAGGACGAAGGCGGCGAATGGACGGCTACGGGCACACAGTTCCAAGTCCCGTATGTGTTCAAGACCCTGTTCTCCAAGGAGAAGATCGAGTTCACTGACCTCTGCGAGACAAAGACCGTTTCCAAGGGCGCTATCTATCTCGACAAGAACGAAGATCTGCCTGAAGGCGAACACAATTATATTTTTGTGGGACGCGTGGGACAGTTCTGCCCGATCATGCCGGGAAAGGGCGGCGCTCTGCTGCTGCGGGAAGCGGGCCTGATGGATACCGGCGAACGGAAATATGCTTCTGTGACCGGAGCAAAGGATTACCGCTGGCTGGAAAGCGAGGCGGTCTATCAGCTCCAGATGCAGGAGGATATCGACAAAAGATATTTCAACCGGGAAGTCGATGAGGCAGTTGAGGAAATCTCCAAGTACGGCGACTTCAACTGGTTCGTTGGCGACGACGGTGTTGCTCCCTGGACAGCACCCGACCTCCCATGGAGCGATGCACAGGAGGAAGCAGCAAGAAATTTTGACGTGAGGTGATATTTTATGTGTCATGGAAGTTTGTATGACCCCTATGGCCATCGTATCGGGTTTGTTAATAACTTTTACACTAAACTGGGTTCTGCTCAAATGAATCTTGAGCTGGAAGATGGAAGAACGTTCCAGTTCAATCCGGGTGATCTTCTGCGTGACCGTCAGGGTGACTGGCATATTCGGAAGCTGGAAGAGTCGATGCTCGATTCTATGCGCTACATACACTGGGCTGACTGTGTGATGGAAGAGGCAACCAAAAAGAAGGAGGAAACCAATATGACCGCAGCAAGTATCAAGAATGTTATCTTTGCTCCTCCGGCCACGATCGTTTACTGGTCGGATGGTTCCAAGACCGTTGTGAAGTGCAGCGAGAAGGATGTTTTCAATCCGGAGAAGGGGCTGGCCATGGCAATCGCAAAGCGTTGCGGTGGCAATAAGGGCAGCTATTACAAGGAGATCCAGAATTGGGTCGAGAAGAGCGGGAAGAAGTATCCCGGGAAGACTGCTACGCAGAAGAAAGCTGCCCCTAAGTCTAATCCCGATCGAGAATCTATGAAGAAGTTAATTTCCAAGACCAATGAGGACTGGAATGAGTTCCTTAAAGCCTGTGCAAATAATGACAATACGGAGCTCCTTATCAATATGAATGCCCTCACTGCAGACCTGAAAATTCTGGAAATTGAAATCAACAAGTAAAAAGGAGACTGATATTTATGTACACAAAGCGCCAGAAAGTCAATATCGACGATACCCGTTTTATCTTCCAGACCAATTTTTCCGGTGATCCGGAGCGTGACCGCTTTGGCTCTGACCAGCGCCGTGTCAACGTGGTAATTCCTACCGAGGAGCTCGCGCAGCATCTGCTGGATCTGGGTGTAAAGGTCAAGCAGACCAAGCCGAACCCTGAGCGCACTTACGACGAGCCGTTTGTGCCCACGCTCTACGTGCCGGTCAACATCAAGATGGACTCCAAGTGGCCGCCGCACATCTATTGGGTCACAACTGCTGGCAAGCGCCTGCTCTGCAACGAGGACACCATCAGCCAGCTGGACTTCATCCGTGTCAAGAACGTCTGCCTGCAGGCAAATCTCGTTGAGAAGAGGAACTTCCCTGGCGAGTACAGTCTGTACGCCGATGTGATGTACGTTGAGCAGGATGCTGATGCTGACCCGTATGCGGAGCGCTACGCTCAGTACGCAGAGCCTGCTCCTGAAGTGCCGTTCTAAGGAGGATACTATGGAAAAACTGTTTATCAGCTGTCCGATGCGTGCTCGCACTGCAGAACAGATCCATGCGACTATGGACCAGATGCATAAAATCGCCGAGGCTATTTTCGGCGAAGAACTGGAGGTCATCCCGACTTACTTTGAGGGCACCCCTCCTGAAAATGCCAATGATCGTCTGTGGTATCTGGGCAAATCCATTGAGAAAATGTCCGAGGCGGATTGATTCATCGGCATTTTCGATGACCAGAAAGCTTATGATGGCTGCATCATCGAGAACCATGTCGCCAAACTCTACGGCGTACCGCAGTATCTGGTGAATATTGCGTACGTAGCACCGGACATCATGGAGCAGCGTTTGCAGCATATGGTCTGATGGTATTTATCGAGTGCCGGGGTCGGTCCTCGGTTGAATGATCCAGTCGGTGAGTGCCCACGTCGCAAATGGCGTTCTCAGAGGAAACAGCTCGATTGATATTTTGATTTTGGGAGGTTGAACGTATGAAAGTCTTGAGAATCCAGCCCAAGAAGTATCCTGAAGTTATTGAAATCGACGGCTCGCTCGAATCTCTTCAGAAAGAAGTGGCCGGTCCGATTCAGGCGGTCTACCCGTGGGGCGATCCGGTTGCGCTTATCTGCAACGAGGAAGGAAAACTGGCCGAAGATTCCTTCAGTAACTGTAACAGAGTGCTTTGTAATGAGATTGGGATTCCCTATGATATTGTTGTTGGAACTTTCCTGATCGTTGGTCTGACCAAGGATGATTTCGGCGACCTGTCACAGGAACTCACTCAGAGGTACGAAAAGCTTTTCCATAACCCGGAAGAGTTTGATTACTTTACAGATGCTCAGGGAAGAACACATCTGGACGTTCGCCCCTGTGAACCTGAAGATAATGCGAAATAATCCGTTTCCTTTACAGATGCATGAGAGCTTCGGAGAAATCTGAGGCTCTTTTTATTTTGGGTCAGTAGCTTAGTCTGGCTGAAAGCTGGCAGCTCATAACTGCGTGATCGCGGGTTCAAATCCTGCCTGACCCACCAGAGGTGCAAGCCTTATATTTGAATAAACAAAGGAGAAAACAGCATGAGCGCAAGAAACTATGTCCCGGCAATGGTGAAATGGATGGTCGAGGAAGGTACCAAGAACACCTCCAGCGGCAACTGGATATTCACGAGCGCGGAAATTGCAGAAGCATTTCCTGTAGCCGAAAGCAGCGTGATTGAGATGTTTGGAGCAATCCTGACCGAAGTTTATCAGCATGAAGCTGTGGCGGAAGCAAATGTAAATTTCGAGAGCGACGGTTCGGCAACTTTCGATTTGACCTTCTACACAGATTATTGCCAGAACATCAGTGATGAAACAAAGGCTGGGTGATTTTCATGGGTGATAGCAAAGTTACAAAGCGCTGTGCAAAGTGTGGCGCTGTGATGCACAACGTGTCTGTAGCAAGGAAATACTGCGATTTTTGCAGATTTGGCTATGCAACCAATGACCCGGTACTGCCTTTGGTACATCCGAAGTACACTGGGCCGACTCTGCAGGAAATCATGAGAGAGGCTACCAAGGAGGGGCTTCAGTATGCAGAATATTGTAAAAAACACGGACTGCACTAATCACATAAAGGAACTCTGGAAAGTTTTTACAAAAGAAGGCAAAGAACTTTTTTCCTACACGATTTGCGGTGAAGGTGAAGACGAGGAAGAATGCACCAAACAGCTTTTAGCTTATGAGAATCATTGCTATCCTAACCAGATTCATGTTCACACGGAAATGAGGTGATTGGATGGCGGGTATAACGCTCTATGACTACCAAAAAGATGCACTGGAACGAATGAAAATCGGATGCATCTTATGTGGTGGTGTGGGAAGCGGAAAATCAAGAACCAGTTTGGCATTTTACTATACGCTCTATGGTGGCACAGTCAACACCAAAAACTACGTTAAGATGCATGATCCACCCGACTTGTGTATTATCACCACTGCGAGGAAGCGCGATACAGGCGAGTGGGAGGAAGAGCTGGCCCATTTCTATATGTCCACCGACAGCGACCTTGATATTTACAATCACAAGGTGGTTGTGGATTCATGGAACAACATCGGAAAGTACGTTGGCGTGAAGAACGCATTTTTTATTTTCGATGAGCAGAGAGTCGTTGGCAGCGGGCAATGGGTCAAATCCTTCCTGAAAATCACGAAGGAGAATGACTGGATTCTTCTGAGTGCTACTCCGGGAGATTGCTGGACAGATTACATTCCGGTGTTTATTGCAAACGGGTTCTATAAAAACCGGACGCAGTTCAACAATGAACACGTAATCTATAGTCGTTTTTCCAAGTTTCCGAAAATTGACCGGTATCTGAACACCCAGCGACTGGTACGCCTGCGTGAACGGGTGCTTGTAGATATGGACTTTGAGCGACCTACTGTATCTCACCATGAGAATATTTTTGTCGAGTATGACAAGCCTAAGTATCTGGAAATTTGTAAAACTCGCTGGAACCTGTGGGAAAACAAACCCATTGAGACCGCCAGCGAGTTTTGTTATTTGCTGCGGAAACTGGTGAACACAGACCTGACTAGGTCGCAAAAAGTTCTGGATATTTGCATGACCCGCCCAAGAGTCATAATCTTCTATAATTTCGATTATGAGCTGGATATTCTCATGAATCTGCCCTATGGCGATGATGCGGAAGTAGCGCAATGGAACGGCCATAAGCACCAGCCAATCCCTGACGGTAAGAAGTGGGTATATCTGGTCCAGTACAATGCGGGTGCAGAAGGTTGGAACTGCATCAAGACCGATACCGTCATATTCTACTCGCAGAACTACTCCTACAAAATTATGGAGCAGGCTGCAGGCAGAATCGACCGGCTGAACACACCTTACAAGAACCTGTTCTACTATCATCTGAAGAGCAGGGCGGGAATTGATCTGGCGATTTCGAGGGCACTGAACTCGAAGAAAGCGTTTAATGAAAGGAAATTTTATGGCATATAAAAATTGTCCGATGTGCACGAAATATGATTATTGCATGGAAGACGGGCGAGTGTGTGGCGTTACCGAAAAACTCATTGAACAATGGTTTGACGAAAAGCTCGAAGTATTAAACGAGACCCTCGATGTTTGTCGGCAACAGTCAGCATTTGGAAATGTTTTTCTCATGCTGTCTGATAGCGATATTGAGGCATTGAAATCGGGAAAGGTTTTGCACTGGGCGGGCGAAACATTCAAATGCGGAATATTTATTCGATATGAAGGAGTTAAGAAAAATGTGCAACCCATCGAAGAAAACAATCAAGAAAATCGACCGGATGCTGGAGAGCAGATGTAAGGAGCATAGAACGTTTGGAAATGCGCTGAAAATGTACATTTTTCGCAATCCTACTGAAATCGGCTTGGATTATGTAACATTCTGCGGCAAGGCTGGATATTTCATCGGAGTTTCACTGGAGAAATCTGGTGAGTACAATTTCTTCGGCATTCTTTCGCCGGAGCAGGTATGGGAGGTTGCTTGATGAACCTGTCGAAAAAACATCTGAAGCAAATTTATAGGCGAAGGAACGGTTTTGGTGGGACTACCGTTATGCTGAGCAAGTTCTTTCATGCCGCGCCGAACAACCGGGCAGATTACAATAAAATGATGGACTGGCGCTGGAGCATGTGCACAAACGTTCGCTACATGATTCCGGGAGAAAAATTAAACGGGGCAAAAAAAGTAGCTCTGAGACATGAAGGACTTGTTAAGAGTGCTTATTTCTTAAATGCCGGTCTCGCAGATTTAGGAGCGACGATTTTAGATGCTACGTCTAGTATCAACAATTTTACATCAAATTTGAGAGGAGTATTTGAAAAATGAAAGAACTTGAAAAGAAAGTTGCAGAAGCCGAACTCAAAAAGGTTAAAGATGAAATCTTGACGTATGCCAACAAAGATGAACTGGCAAATCAGGTCGTTACACGGACAACTGCCGATCCGGAATTTCGTCACTTTATTGTACTGACGATACGGGCGATTACCCTGATGAGAACGCTGGAGGAAGAGAACAATGATTAAGGACTCTGGCGACCGCACCGAATTTGAAACCGGTGCCAAGCGTGATATGCATGCAGGAAAGGGGCGGATGGATCTTCTGCCCTGGTATGGCATCATGGAGGTCAGCAAGCACTGCGAGGAAGGTGCGCTGAAGTATGGTGAGCACAATGTGGACAAGGGCATTCCGCTGCATTCGTTGTTGGACAATGCTTCTCGGCATCTGGCGAAGTACATGGTTGGTATGGCCGATGAAGACCACCTGCGGGCAGCCTGCTGGAACCTGCTGTGGGCTCTCAACCAGCGCGTGACCCATCCGGAGTTGGATGATAGGTTTGTGCCAAAGATGAAAAGCTCGAACGATGAACAACTTATTACAGTTGTCTGCAGTTCCTGTGGTAGTCATTTTGAAGCGCCGACTGAATGGTGGGTCAGCAAAAGATCACAGTATACCAATATTCCAGACGGAGTGATGACGACTTGCCCTCATTGTGGGAATGTAACAATCGTTCGGGAGGTGAAGCCTGATGAATGACTGGATGCGCGAAGTGGATTATGCAACCTACTGCCCGAAGTGCAAGAGCTTCAAGGTGCTGGAGACGGATGAACCCTGCAACGAGTGCCTGACGGAGTGTGCACGGGAGGGCAGCAAGAAGCCCGTGAAGTTCGAGGAGAAGACGCGAAAATAACAGACTCCTTTATGAGGTAAACTCATATTTGAAAGGAGATACTTATTATGAAAAAAGCATTGAAGGTTATTGTAAAAATGGCATGTATGTGCGGTGCCGTAGCATTACTGCTGTTTGAAGCTTATGACACATGTATTAGACCGAAGATCAATATGATCAAATCTGAGACATGGAACAAGGCTTGGGACAGCGGGTATAAATACGGATATCACAATGGCCGTTTTTGCGGACTGTATGATGCACTTAGAAACGAGTATATTACACATGAGGAATATGAGAAACTAATTGGAGAAGATTAAAGGTGAAGAGCCGTGGAGAAATCTGCGGCTCTTTTTTTTTTATCATCGAAGGAGATGCTTGTATGCAACGTATGAACATTAAATGCTGCCATTGTGGGGACTATACTCCATTTATCACAGAGGAGAACATTGAAGTTATTCCTCAAGTTAATCTCACAAGAACCGACATGGATTGTTTGGGCGATATCGCTGAGGCATTGAGGGAATGCGGTTGCTTGCGTACGTGTGATTTCTTACGCCGGGTTCAGAGTGAAGTGACCAAAATCGTAGAGTATCAGGAGGAACGGTAAACGCTAAATGATATTTACTGAAGAGGATTTGAACTCTCTGAATGCTATTGCTGGACTATTGGCTTCATTCGGGTGTGATAGTCAGGCTGGCTGTGTGCTTTATATTCAGCACAAAATTGCAAAGACCATGGAGGCTGACGAAAGGAAATGCAGAAATGAGAAACATGTCTAAAAAGACCTGGAAACTCCGGGTTTGGGGTCACATGACCGAGATGCAGAAGCTGGATTATCTTCTTACGAAAGCGGGCATTACGCATGAGATGGAAAGAAGATTTCCTGAGAACGATAAAAACCGGCCTGAAGTTTACGGCCCTGGAGCACTGCATGATGGGGGCTATCAGATTACAGTTCGAGATAAATCTGGCACATATCTGTGGGATGCGGTATGCGGTTGGTACACTTACGGGTTTCCTCATTTACTCGAGGTGTGCGGGCTAGCGCTTGTTGATCATTATGATGTCGAGGGCTGGCTCACGGCTCGGCAAGTTATGAAGATGTGGGGGCGTAGAAATGCTGCGAAAAATCGCTGATTTTGTCAAAAAGATATTCCGCATGGAGCCGATTCCGACGACGGTTAACACCCTGCAGGAGGCTTTGCAGGTCTTGGAGGTGGCTCGGAACCACTTCGAGCACTGTGACCCGGAATTTGTGGATGCGGCTATTTTTGAGTTGAACGCTGCGGAGTGCCGAGTGGATGCGGTTAGGAGGTGTGTGGGGTGACAACATTCTATTTTCCAGCTTACAAATGCAGCTTATGCGAACAGAAATTCAATGATGGTCTCTGCTATGTCGGTTTAGCCGATGCTCTAAATCATGTGCCTGAATTGAAAAAATATGAACCGGTTCACCACTGCGAGCATGGAAATATTGGCTTCGGAAAGTTTGCAGGGTTTGAAAGGGTTGATAAAAATGACTGATGTTTGGACGAAAGTTGGCAAATTTCTTGGCCGAGCTATTGCGCTGACGCTTATTCTGTGCGCTTGGGCCATTATTATTGCATTCACGCTGAAGGTGCTTTGGTTTATCTGGTTTCGGATTCTGCTGTGAGGTGAGAAGGCTATGGACGAGGGAAGAGTGTCATATGAAGAAGCCGTAGAAGCTATCCGGAATCGGATTAAGGCAGTGTACGAATTTTCTGATGATGACATTGAAACCATCTATGCGAATGGCCGACCTATTGATATGGTACGAGAACAAACTCGGAATGCCCTTACTACATATGATCTTGAGTATGGCTACAGGGTTCCGGTTGGAAATTTCACGTCGATAGACGATGTTGCTTGGCTGTTGGCAAATTGCGATATCACTTTGCAAGACGCACGAATCTGGTGCGTTAACACCAATCACTCACTGGTTGATATGGAGCAAGCGGTAGGAAGTATTCGATACGGTCAGACAGAAACTACGACTATCCCAGCTTGGCATGAAAAGAAAAGATCTTGGCCGTATCGGTTGGTTGCTTTTCTGAACGAAGTAATTGATATGTTTGTACAAGCTATTACGGAGGATTTCTTATGAAACACACTTTTATCTTTACCTGCACAGACAACGGTGGCGGCCATCAGAACTTTGAAGTCAGGGCGACCGACAAGCAGGAGGCCATCCGTAAAGGCATGAAAACAGCGAAGAAGTTCGCTTGCGGAGAAATCTGTGGCGACTGGGAGTGTAAGTTGAAAAAGGAGAACCTTTTATGAGAGTTTGTCCGGTATGCTATTCAAAAGTGAGGCCTACTGTATACGGAACGGCGACCGTTATGACAAGCCTGGAAATCAAGTATAAGATTCAGTGTCGGCATTGCGGATTTGGATGCGATAATGCAGGCAGTGTCATTGTGCAATACGATGAAGAAACGATGAGCCCAATAGCAGATGATCATGGCTTACGGAAACTTATTAGAGACTGGGATTCTATTTTGCGAGATCCCGAAAGAGAAAGGATTGCTAACATATGAAAATCATTGAACCTAAGTACGAAATTCTCACTGATATCTCTGAGGGCGGCATCAAGGAGCTGCAGCAGATCGAGCGCGTTGCCCGGATCTGCTATAAGAGCGAGGATAAGATCACGCCGGATGGTGAGTCGGCAAAGAAACTGGTGGGCTTTCTTGTTAAGCAGGGGCATGAGGCCATGCTGGAGCATTCTCAGCTGAGCGTGCTGTTCACGTGCGACCGTGGTGTGGCCAATGAGCTGGTGCGGCACCGCATTGCTTCTTTTGCACAGGAGAGCACCCGGTACTGCAACTACTCGAAGGAGAAGTTTGGCGGAGAGCTGACGTTTATCTGGCCTTCCTATATTCGTGGCGAGCAGTATTGTGAACTGAACGATAGCGAGGTTACGATTAAGAGTTCGTTCCTTGAAGCCATGACTTATGCCGAAAAGGACTACAAGCTTATGATCGCTAACGGTATGCGTCCCGAACAGGCTCGCTGTGTGCTGCCCTTGTGCCTGAAGACGGATATTGTGGTGACCGCTAACTACCGTGAATGGCGCAATATCTTTAAGCTGCGTACTCCTGTGGCGGCTCATCCTCAGATGCGTGAGCTGATGTGCCCGCTGCTGAAGGAGCTGCAGAACAAGATCCCGGTGGTGTTCGATGATATTTACACGTACTGGCCGAATGATGACCAGACGGGAAAGGAAAGTGTGGAGAAGTGATGCGAATTGTGCTGCTCGCAAGCACTATTTTACAAGCTATCGCAATTGGAATGTCTTTTGCTGAGAACATCGGCAAAGAAAAACAGAGAATCATCAGATATACAGGATGGTTCTTGCTTTTGATTTATATGATATTTGGTTGAGGTTATTAACTATGAAAAATCGTATTATTTGTGTCTTTGCATGTATGATGATGCTCGTGGGCTGTATGGTTCTGTGCAGTTGTGGCAACTATAAGATGTTCGATACGACCTTTACCTACTCCTGGGCACAGATTAAGCTACCCGACGGAACCATCATCGAAGGCAAGGTAGATAACTGGACCGATTACGAAGGCGATCAGCTGCAAATCACGATTGATGGCACCACATATCTAGTTCATGCAGCAAATGCTATTATGAAAACCTAAGGAGATATGTTCATGATGATTGACAAAGCGGACACCCCGGATATATTGGCAGGCCGTTATGTTGATGGAACGTGGTCGTATATGCAGGCTCTGTATGAGGCTAAAAAGCGTGGGGTTTCAAAAGAAGAATTTGATGCTGAGGTCTTTGCATGGCGAGTAGCTCTCGGTAAGGTTAAGAGGAGCTCGGGACAGCGGTGATAGGATGACTACATACGAATTCGTAGATAAGATTGGAGATGCAAAATGCAGCAGAAAACACATGACTTTCTCGTGAGAATGCGGGTGCCGATGGCGACATTCGGTGGAGATCTCATGGGAGAAGCGATTGATTTCACTATTCAGGAAATGCGGAATAATCGTTTTGTCACACTGACAGACATTGAAAATGTACTTAGCGATCGTTTTCACTGCAGTGCAAGTTCAGCGGATGCACGGCTTCGCAGGGCACTGTACGTGACTGAGTTTCGGTGTGGAGAGTATCCGAACCCTGAACTTGAGCGGCTTCGGGCCGAATATCGGGTTGATCGGTGGTCTGTGAAACGGTTCATTTATGCCGCGGCAAGGAGGATGATGAACGATTTTGACTGATTCTCGGCAACTTTTTGGCCAAAAACCCACTTCGTGGTCAAAATTTTTTGCAAAAATGGCCACAAAATATTACGATAATGCGTAATGAAATTACCGTTTGGCCAAAAACCCACTTTTTTCTTTAACTTAATAAAAATTTTAAAATTTTATATATAGTAATTAAGGATGAAAAACGGGTTTTTGGCCACGGCGAAAGTTTAACGTCTTATCGAGCCGGAAAATGTTACAATATTTTAACCTTGAACTATATCCCCTGACAGTGTAATATAGAACTGCATTAAATAGACGTACTGCCCTTTAATGAAGTGCGAGGTGAAAAATATGAACTATATGGATGCGCTTGCAAAAAATTGGCGTGAGCACGATTACTCTTTTGAAGGACGAGATGTTCTTCCGAATGGCGATGAAGTTTGGATCTACACTGCATTGGAACTTGGGCTACCAGTGCTATGGGTGAAGCATCCAGACGGATCGTTTGACTACCGTGTTCTCCATACTCCCGGCTATGATGAACCAACAGGTGAACATTGGTGTTGGAACTGTCATTGCCAGATGGTACATCATGATGATGAATGGCTGTGCCCGAAATGCGGAGATCATATCGATGATAACGACATAGATCTTTTGTCATCTCCGACAGAGGAAGCAAGCTATCCAGACGATGACCTTGAACCAGAACCTGAGTGGTATGACTGATACAGCAAATAAGATCTGCCTCTGCGCTAACAACGCAGGGGCTTTTCTTTTGCCCGAAAATAATAAAATCTTGCAAAAATTAGCAAAAACTGACGCGATAAAAACATGCCCTTTTATGGGGGGAATAGAACGCGTCTTGAACGCACTATTCCTTTTATTTTGGAGGTTTTTATCATGCTCGAAAACAAATTCAAACAGGGATTGACGAAAGAACTGAAAGAACGCTTTCCCGGCTGTGTAGTGGTCCATCTTGACCCGAACGAGGTGCAGGGGCATCCCGATCTTTTGGTTTTGTATGGTTCCACTTGGGCAGCACTCGAAGGCAAGCGCTCAGCAAATGCACCTCATCGTCCGAATCAGGATTATTATGTCCGTCAGATGAATGAGATGAGCTTTGCCGCTTTCATTTATCCTGAGAACAAGGAGGAAGTTCTCAATGCAATGGAACGATCATTCCAGGCTCGTGGGGCAGCACGCCTTTCTGGGCGCAAGTAAGTATCATTGGCTGAACTATGATACTCAACGCCTGGTGGATGCTTTCATGAGCTGTCAAGCAAAGGAGAAAGGCACTCGGCTTCATGCTTTTGCTGCAGAGTGCATTAACCTGAAGCAAAAGCTCCCGAAGAGCAAGAAAACCCTCAACGCATATGTCAACGACGCAATTGGTTTCCGCATGGACCCCGAGCAGGTTTTGTTTTACAGCGAAAACTGTTTTGGTACTACAGATGCCATTGCATTTAACGACAAAGATAATTTTCTTCGTATTCATGATCTTAAAACAGGAGCTGTTCCAGCACATATGGAGCAGCTCTTTATTTATGATGCGCTGTTCTGCATGGAGTATCATGTCAAACCGAAAGATATTCTTATCGAAAATCGCATTTACCAAAATGATGATGTTCTCATTGAGACACCGACGGCAGATATCATTGATCCCATCATCGAAAAGATTAAAGAATTTGACAAAATCATTGCGGATCTGAGATAAGGAGCAGCGTTATGAATCCAATTGAGAAAGACCTTAAAAACTACTACGGCACGAGTTCCGACTCTGATATTTTGGAGCATTACGGCACAAAGCGCCATTCCGGCCGCTATCCTTGGGGTTCCGGTGATAATCCTTATCAGCACTCTGGTGACTTTCTGTCTCGTGTGGAAACGCTCAAGAAGAAGGGCATGTCCGAGAATGAAATTTTAAATCAAATCAATAGCACTCTTCCCAAGGAGTACCAGCTCGGTCTTACCGAATTTCGAGTGGCTCGACGTAAAGCAATCCATGAGCGCAAGGCATCTGAGTATGAGAAAATCGCTGCTTTAAAGGAACAGGGTCTCGGCTGGAAAGCCATCGGTGAAAAGCTTGGTATGAGCGAGTCCAGTGTGCGCTCAAAATATGCAGGCACTGCTGATAAAAAAGCGCAGCGTGCAGAGAATATTGCTGACACGTTGAAAAAAGAAGTGGACAAGAAAGGCATGATTGATATTTCCGAAGGTGCCAACCTTGTAATGGGCGTGTCGCAATCTGAGCTTGACGACGCTGCATATACGTTGGAAGCGGAATACGGTTACAAACGTTATGGCGTAGGTATCCGTCAGCCGACCAACATCCGTCAGCAGACTAACATTACGGTGTTGGCTAAGCCTGAATTCGACCAGAAGTATGCTTATCAGCATCAGGATCAGATTGATTCGCTCGGCGATTATCATTCTGACGATGGCGGTGATACGTTCAAGAAGCTTCAGCGTCCTGCAAGTCTGGATTCAAGCCGTGTTGCCATCAGGTATGGCGATGAAGGTGGTCTGGACAAAGATGGTGTCATGGAAATTCGCCGTGGCGTGCCCGATCTTGACCTTGGCAAGAGTCATTATGCGCAGGTTCGTATCCTTGTCGATGGTGACCACTATCTGAAAGGCATGGCGGTCTACTCTGATGATCTTCCCGATGGTGTGGACATCATGTTTAACACCAACAAGCCTTCCGGCACGCCCAAAATGAAGGTCCTGAAGGAAGCGAAAGCTGATCCGGACAATCCGTTTGGAGCAGCCATCAAAGCCAATGGCCAGAGTACATACATCGGTTCTGATGGAAAGGAGCATCTTTCTCCTATTAACAAGCTGAAAGAGGAAGGCGATTGGGATACAATGTCCCGAAATGTATCTTCGCAGTTCCTATCCAAACAGCCGAAAAAGCTTATTGAAAATCAGCTGAAACTTACAATTGCGGATTATCAGGCGCAGTATGATGAAATCATGCACTACGATAATCCTACTGTTAAAAAGAAACTGCTGAATGACTTTGCCGATACCTGTGAAGGTACGTCCATGACGCTGAAAGCATCGGCATTTCCGGGACAATCGACGAAAGTCATTCTGCCCATCAACCGAATTAAGGAAACAGAAGCTTACTGTCCGACCTATGAGAACGGCACACAGCTTGCACTGATTCGCTATCCTCATGCCGGCACCTTTGAGATTCCGGTTGTTACTGTCAACAACAAAAATGTCAGCGGCAAGCGCAATCTCGGACAGATTCAGGATGCTATTGGTATCAACGCCAAGGTGGCAGAGCGTCTGTCCGGCGCAGACTTTGACGGCGATACCGTTATGGCTATTCCTGTCACCTCCAAAGTGCCAATTAAGTCTACTCGTCCTTTGGATGATTTGAAAGACTTTGATCCGAAGACGGCATATGCTGTTCCTGAAGGTAACCCCAACAACGTGCGTCTCATGAAAAAAGAAGAGAAGCAGCGTGAAATGGGGGTAATCTCGAACCTCATCACGGACATGACTCTTCGCGGTGCCGACGAAAAAGAACTGGCTCGTGCGGTCAAGCATTCGATGGTCGTCATCGATGCGGAGAAGCACAAGCTGGACTACAAACGCTCTGAGAAAGAAAATGGCATCCAGGAACTGAAGGAAAAGTGGCAGATCCGTGTGGATGAGGATGGCACTACGCATTATGGTGGTGCATCTACGCTCCTGTCTCGTCGCAAGCAGACCATCCGTGTGCCTGAGCGTCGTGGTAGCGTGCGCGTGGATAAAGAGACTGGTGAACTCATTTATAAGGAGAGCGGGCGTGCCTTCATCGATCCGAAGACCAAGAAAGAGCGTATTGCCGAGGATACCGTAAGTCTGATTTCCGAGACAAAGGACGCAAGAACCCTCTCTTCTGGCACTATCCAGGAGAACTTGTACGCAGACTTCTCTAATAAGCTCAAAGCTATGGCAGCACAGGCCCGCAAAGAGGCGGTCAACATGAAGGGCATCCAGCGTGATCCTGAGGCAGCCAAGACATATGCTGCGGAAGTTATGTCACTGAAAGACAAGTACACCACAATGCTGGCCAATAAACCTAAGGAGCGCAAGGCAATGCTGATTGCCAATGCCAACATCAAGGCCAAAATTCAGGAACTGGGTTTAGACCCGCAAAACACCGAGGACAAGAAAGAAATCAAGAAGATTTCTTCTGTTGAAATGCAGCGCGCTCGCGATAAGGTCGGCGCAAGTGGGCAAAAGTCCAAAGTCAGGTTTAGCGACAGAGAATGGGAAGCTATTCAGGCTGGCGCAATTTCCGACAACATGCTGTCAAAGTTCCTGAATTCTTCTGATTCGGATGAAATCGTGAAACGTGCAATGCCCAAAACCACGGCTTCGTTGTCTTCGGCCAAGTTGTCCAAAGCGAGAGCGATGTTGCGAAGCGGTTACACTTATAAAGAGATTGCACAGGCGTGTGGCGTTCCTGAATCCACCGTTTATGATGCACTTGGAAAGTGATAACAGGAAAGAGAGGCTTTGAATTATGGTTCGATGCTTTCTGACCACGTTCGATAATCCCTACAATCCGTATGAGCAGTTCGAGCAGTGGTATCAGTATGACATGGATCACGGCTATAACTCGTCTGGCCTGCTTATGCGGCTGGCACAGACCTCTTCTCAGTTCACAGACAATGAAAATGCCTACGAAATTGAGAAAGCAATCAATAAAATCGTGGCAAACGATCCAGCTAACATCTATAAGAAGCTCAAGATCGAGATTAAGGACGATACTGGCTATGCACAAAGTGCTTAAGGCCATAGGGAGGGGTCTCAAAATCGACACCCCCCTCTCAAATCGTGCCGGTCTTTGATATTTCCCCGGAGGGAAAATTGATATTTGGGCTTTAAACATGCTGCCGAGGCCTTGGGGTGTAGACTGAGGTTTCGGCAGTTTTTGCAAGGGCTTATGGGGTGCGCGCCTCCTAAGAGCTTTCTGAGTTCATGACGTTCGACCTCCATCGGCATCGGGGCATTCTGTGTTGTTCTCCTTTATACGGAATGTTCGCTTTCTCCCTTCAAATGAAAAGCACTGCCACCACGCCCATGAGCCTTTGCAAAAACTGAATTTTAGACAACAAAGAAAGAGGGCCTTTGAATGAGACCGAAGAAGAACACACCGGGAGAAGCGGCTGTGGCTTCGGCCCGGCCTGCAACAAGCCCGGAAGCACAGGAACAGTACATGATAAACCTGACCATGCAACTGGTGGAAAGAAGGCTGCGCGAAGGGACGGCTTCCAGTGCAGAAACAACGCACTTCCTGAAGCTGGCTACCATGAAAGCGGACCTTGAAAAGAAAAAACTGGAAGAAGAAAACAAACTGCTCCGGGCAAAGACCGAGACACTGGAAAACGCAAAGGACACCAAAGAAATGTACGCAAATGTGCTGAAAGCTATGGCAAAGTACAATGGCGTGGACGAAGGTGATGATGCCGACTATGAGTTTTAAAAGCTCTTATGCGGCCGGAGTCGTCCTGACAATTCTGTTTTTTATCTGCTTTGCGGCAGCGATTTTTCTGGTAAAGCGCAATATCCTGTGCGAATGGAAGACAGTGCTTTTGACGGGAGCAGTTGCATGGACACCGATACTGCTTGCAGATGACATGTTGCAGAAGAAAGGATTTTTATGATGACAGCATTTGAAGAAATCTGCTTCTGGCTGATGGCGGCGATGCCGTGGATCATGCTTGCATGCTTGTTCACAGACCGAGAACGACCAACAAGCAAGCGGTACTGGCGGTATTTGCCTCCGAGTATTCTGTCGCTTTTGACGGCTATCGCAGTCGGGCTTCCACAAATTGTTGATAAGCGAATCGGCGGATTCGGATGTTGGTGTACGCTGATTTTTACATTTGTATGCGCTTACCATGACGAAATGGAAGGTCTTGAGAACCTACATGGTAAGGTGATTTGCCTCTCTATGATCTGCACGGCATTTGCCATGATCTGCTGGTGCGTGGGGTACTAAGCATATGCCCAGGAAGACATACTCTGAGCTTTGCCGGTATGCGACCTTTGAAGACCGCTTCCATTATTTGCAGCTTCACGGCAAAGTTGGATTTGATACTTTTGGCATTGACCGGTGGCTAAATCAGAGTTTTTATCAGTCAAGAGAGTGGCGGCAGTTCCGGGACAGGATCATTGTGCGGGACGCTGGGTGTGATTTGGGATGTTCCGACCACGAGATCACCGACTGGGTGATACGAAACGGAAAGCCCATCCGGCCGCGCATTATTATCCACCATCTGAATCCGCTGACGAAAGAGGACGTGCTTCAGCACTCGGACGCACTGCTGGACCCGGAAAACGTGGTATGTGTGAGCGACCGTACCCACAAGGCCATCCACTATGGAGATGGCACGATCCTGAAAACGGTGTACACAGAACGAAAACCGGGCGACACCTGCCCATGGAAAAAGTCAATTATTGTGTAAAGTTTTCTCCCAGCGGTGAAAGATCTCTTCAAAGAGATACTGACCGAGAACCATTTCGCCTATGGGACCGCACTTGTTTTTATAGTCTGAGAGAAGTCTGGCGAACTCTGGGTCAGAAAGAGGACGATCGCGGTTGAATGAGCGCAACTGCTCGTAGTCGGCAAAATAGGACTGAAGTTCTTTGTCGGATTTTTCGGTGAAGGGATTCATAATGCGCTCCTTATAAACATATCCGAATGTGAGCGGATTGGCTGAAGTTTGATGGCGTAATTATATCAGAAAACTTACTTTATATCAAGAAATAAAATGGATAAAGACGAGAAATACGTACAGAAATAAAAAGACGATTGAAAAATGTCGCGAAAAAGTTCTGTATATCCAAAATCTGAGTAAAGCAGGAGGACAAACAAAATGACCAACAAAACTATGATGAACCGTGCAAAGCAGCTGGTGGTGGACTATTTTAACGCTCATGTGGACGCGACCGATGATAAGAAGCTGACGCTGGAGGACGTGTTCATCGTGTGGTTCAGTAAGACGCTGCAGAACTGGAAGGCGCTGGTGAGTACCACCGTATCTGATGGGATGTACTACGAGATCACCCACAACGGTGACAAGGGCGAGACCTATCTGGACGTCTACAAGAAGTGGGACAACCAGTGCATTGCGGACTGAGGTGATGAGAAATGGACAGTATCCTGACCTCGGTAAAGAAGCTCCTCGGGCTGACCGAGGAGTATACGGCGTTTGATGCGGACCTTATCATGCACATCAACAGTGTGCTGATGATCCTGCGGCAAATGGGTGTTGGGCCAAAAGAAGGCTTTAACATCAGCGATGCGACGGCAACATGGAGCGAGTTTTGCCAAAACAGGGCGGACATCGAAGCTGTAAAGAGCTATACGGCGCTGAAGGTGAAGATGCTGTTTGACCCGCCGCAGAGTTCCAGCACGATGGAAGCAACGAAAAACCTTATCAGTGAACTGGAATGGCGGCTGTATGCAGAGTGCGACAAGGAGGACGAGAAATGCGCAGACTGATTTTTGCTGTGACGGGGCAGCAGCTTGCCAAACACGGCGACTTTGCGGGTATTACGGCGGGAAGCAAGGGCTATCTGCGCTGCCGCTTTGAGCTGAGTGATCCGGAGTGGCTTGCCGCCAAGAAAATTGCTGTGTTCAACGACGAACATGCAGTGCCTGTGGGAGCAGAAGGCGAGTGCAATGTGCCGGATGAGGTGACTGACGGAAAAAGCTTTAAGGTGTACCTTGCGGGCCAGAACGGCAAAGCCCGAATGGTGACAAGCAAGGTACTGATCGAGCAGGTGAAGTGACATGATAGATTTGGACAAGCAGTTTGCCGAGCTGGCGGATACGAGTGCTGAGGACAGCACCTGCGACTTTGTGATCGACGAAGACCTGCGCATAATTGCCATTCCGGAGCGGGGTGTGGCGCTGGGCGTTGAGGGAGATAAAGACGCGAACCGCATCCGATTTAGAATGAACAAAACATGGCGCGGATACGATATGTCGAAGTTTGACCTGCGCATCAACTACCAGAATGCAAACGGTGACAAAAACTATTACACGGTGACGAGCAAACACACTGAAGGCAATGCGGTGGTGTTTGACTGGATTGTGGCGGCGGATGCTGTAGCGTATCAGGGCGATGTGTTCTTTATTGTGGTGGGCCTTATTACCACTGGCGGAATGGTGAACTGTGCGTTCCACACGACGCTTGGCAAGGCGAAATGCCTGGAAGGCCTGGTGGTAGACACAAAAACTGACATTTCTGAGATCCGGGACTTTATGGCGACGCTGAAGGCGGAAGTGGAGGCATACGGACAGACCTTTGTGAATGCCGCTGCCGCCAGTGCAAAGGCAGCAAAGGCCAGCGAAACAACTGCTGCCAGTTCGGCCAGTGCGGCAAAGACCTCGGAGACAAACTCCGTGGCCAGTGCGAAGGTCGCAAAAACGAGTGAAACGAATGCCAGCACCAGCGCAAGCGCAGCAAAGACCAGCGAGACCAATGCGGGTACCAGCGCCGCCAGTGCTCAGGCCAACGCAAAGAAAGCCGAAGCGGCGCGAGATGATGCCAATACCAGCAAAACCGCAGCTGCTGCACTGTCAGCAGCTGCAAAAAAAGATGCCCAGACAGCATCCAGCGCGGCCAGCACTGCCACAGGTGCGGCAAGCGCTGCCAAGACCAGCGAGACCAATGCGGGCACAAGCGCATCCAATGCGAAGGGCAGCGAAACAAAATCCGGTGAATACCTGCAGGCCACAAAGGAATATTTCGAGCAGGTGCGCACCATTACGCTGGGCGCGCAGGGCTGGTATGAGACCTCAGACGCCCTGACTGCTGCGGTGCCCGTGGGTGAAAACGGCTGGTGGGCTGTGGTGGGCACCACGGACAGCATCTGGGTATGGGACCGCGACACCAATGCCTGGCGTGACAGCATGGTGACGGTAAACATGAGCGACTACTACACCCGCACGCAGGTGGATGAAAAGCTGACTGACAAAGCAAACAAGACCGCCGATGACCTGAACACGATGATCAACACGCTGAGTACGGGCAGCGCCACCCCGCAGGATGCAGATTACTATGTATCCCAATATGCCGGCGGCGGAAGCACAACGACCACCTACCACCGTCGGCCCATGAGTGCGCTGTGGACCTACATCAAGAGCAAGGCAGGCTCTGTGTTTGCGGCCAAGAGCCACACCCACAACTATGCCGGTTCCGGTTCTGCGGGCGGCTCGGCCAACAGTGCCGTCAAACTCGATACCGCAACCGCGGGCAGTGCGACGAAACCGGTATATATCATCGGTGGCAAGCCGGTGGCCTGCACTCACTCGCTGGGCAAGGATGTACCGGCCAACGCCGTTTTTACTGACCACACTTACACCAAGATGACCGCCGCCACGGCCAGCGCGGCTGGCAAAGAGGGCCTTGTGCCTGCACCCGCAGCCGGTGCACAGGGTAAATTTTTGCGCGGGGATGGGACGTGGCAGGCCGTTGCGGCCAAAGAAGCCGTGGATGCCATGCTGGCAGAGATTCAGGCGCAGGTCGCAAAAGCTGGCGCGCCGACCGAACGTCTGGCCTTTGTCACGCAAATCTCTGCAGGCAATTGGGGCTGGAATAACACCATAAGCTGTGAAGCCACCATTCCTGAAGGTATGGATTTCATCCGCATCACTCCGAAGAATTTTAATTCTCCGTATGTGCTCCAGTTTTCTCCTGATAAGGATTTAAGCTTTAAAGCTGGAGAGAGCAATGCGATATCCGCGATCTGCTCAACTGGTGCTACTTTCAAATACACCGCCAGCGACCGCAAGATCAAAATAACCGTCCTCAGTGCCGATATCGGCAGCACCTGCATTCAGGGCTATAAGTATGGCACCGCCGCCACTCCCTGCATCGTCTGGACTGAGGGCGACGGCACATCCGCTAAAGACCATGACATCGATTATATCGAGATCAAGGAGCGGTGGAATGCAAGCAGCTCTAGTGACTACAAGAACACCGTGGAAGCTGTTGCCCGCGTCGTGAAAGGCAGCAAGTATACGACCGCAGGCGGTGCCACAGTCACTTTTGCCAGCGACGGCACCGTAACGGCCAGCGAATATTCCGGCACGCTTGTGGGCTACCGATACATGACGCTGACGGAAGTTTCAGAGCAGTTAGCATCCACTCAATCCGCTCTGGCCGACGCAGACGCTTTGAACCTTGACCAGGACTACCGCCTAACTCTTTTGGAGCTGGGCGTGACCGATGATGAAACAACCGCATGAACAGAAAGGAAGGACTACTATGGCACTTTATAACACCTGCAAACGCATGATCGAGCGCGGCCAGACCGCCGGTATGGCAAAGAAGCTGGATATCTTCTATGCTGCCAACAAGCTGACCGATGAACAGTACGCAGAACTGACCGAGATGCTGACCGAAAAGGCCAACGCAGCAGAGACTGAGAAATAAAAACAGGAGCTGAAAAATCAAAATGGCACTCTCGAACACGGCAACGCCGATCTACTACGGCCGGTTCCGGGAGGCCGTGATGCGCGGGGAGATCCCCGTTTGCAGAGAGATCAGTATGGAGATGAACCGGATCGACGACCTGATCGCAAACCCGGGCATCTACTATGACGATAAGGCCATCAACGGCTTTATTGCGTTCTGCGAGGACGAGCTGACCCTGACCGACGGCGGCGATGTGAAGATGCTGGACAGCTTTAAGCTGTGGGCAGAACAGATCTTTGGCTGGTACTACTTTGTGGAGCGGAGCGTGTATGTGCCGAACCCGCACGGGGCAGGCGGACACTACGAGACCAAGCGCATCAAGAAGCGTCTGGTAACGAAGCAGTATCTTATCATCACACGTTCGGCCGCAAAGACCATGTACCTGGAATTTTTGCAGGCGTACTTTATGACCGCCAACACGAACACCACCCAGCAGCTGACCACAGCGCCTACTATGAAGCAGGCCGATGAAGTGCTGGCACCCTTCCGCACTGCGTTGGCACGGGCAAAGGGGCCGGTGCTGAAGTTCATGACCGATGGCAGCCTGCAGAACACCACTGGCGCGAAAGCAGACCGTGTGAAGATGGCAAGTACCAAAAAAGGCATTGAGAACTTTGTGACCAACAGCCTTTTGGAAGTGCGCCCCATGACCATTGAAAAGCTGCAGGGCAGGCGCGACACGGTGGCGACCGTGGACGAATGGCTGAGCTGTGACATCCGAGAAGACCCCATTGGTGCCATTGAGCAGGGCGCGGCGAAAAACGAGAACTACCTGATCGTTGCGGCAAGCAGCGAGGGCACGGTGCGCAACGGATGCGGCGACGACATCAAAATGGAATTGCTGAGCATCCTGAAGGGGGAGTACATCAATCCGCACGTTTCCATCTGGTACTACAAGCTGGACAGCATTGAGGAAGTTGGTCAGCCGGAGATGTGGCTGAAGGCAAACCCGAACCTGGGCAAGACCGTAAGCTACGAGACCTACCAGCTGGACGTGGAACGAGCCGAAAAATCGCCCAGTGCTCGGAATGACATCCTTGCAAAGCGCTTCAACCTGCCGATGGAGGGTTACACATTCTTTTTCCCATATGAGGAGACCCTTTGCCACCGACCGAGAAGCTACTGGCAGATGCCATGCGCCATGGGCGCGGACCTGAGCATGGGCGATGATTTTTGTGCGTTTACGTTTTTGTTTCCGCTTTCAAGCGGATATTTTGGGGTAAAGACGAGGGATTACATTACCAGCTACACCCTGAGCCAGCTGCCCGTGAGCCGGAGAAACCAGTACGAAGAGTTCATGAAAGAGGGAACACTGTTCGTATTTGACGGCACGGTGCTGGACATGATGCAGGTGTATGAAGATCTTGATAACTTCGTGCAGCAGAACCAGTACGACGTGCGGGCGTTTGGCTACGACCCCTACAACGCGCAGGAATTCGTGGAGCGCTGGGGGCAGGAGAATGGCACCTTTGGCATTACGAAGGTGATTCAGGGTGCGAGGACCGAGAGCGTGCCGCTGGGTGAGCTGAAAAAGCTGAGCGAACAGCGGAAGTTGCTGTTTGACGAAAAGCTGATGCAGTTTGCAATGGGCAACTGCATTGCACTGGTGGACACCAACGGCAACCGGAAGCTTTACAAGCAGCGGCAGGACCAGAAGATCGATGCTGTGGCAGCTATGATGGATGCTTACATTGCGTGGAAGCAGAACCGGGATGCGTTTGAGTGATTAAGATTCTTGCTTCTTTACCCTGTGATGCTGGGGAAATGGGTTTACTATGGTTTGATGTGGTGGAAGCTTTATTCCAAGATCAGCTGCTTGTTTTTCTTTCTCAGGAGAATGAACACGGTTTTCTCCAAGATTTCTTATGCTTAAGTCGTGTTGACGAAGAACCGAGTCATACTCATCAGGACTTATGTACGAATTTGTTGCTTCAGGCACGGATGAATCTGATAAGCTGTTGTCCGCAGGAGATTCTGGAATTAGAGGCTCGTCGGCAGATTTGGTTTCCGGACTAGTTGTTAATTCGGCAATTTTATCTTTTGCAAGTTCAATGCCTCCGACAGCAAGCATTGCTGCCACAGCAGTGTATCCAGTTGCTTTGACGGCTTTGGCGGCACGTGGATGCTGAAATTCAAAACTTCTCCATCCGGTAACCGGTTGATTGCTTTCTTCATCGAAATAATCAAGGTCAAGTTCAAGACCACCCATATCGCAGTAAGGACACTGTATGGACTTTTTCTTTCGGTTGGGTACTGGAATCTCGCTACCACAGTTCGGACAAGTGACCGTCATGCAGAGCACCCCTTTCATCGTTACTCGAAAATATAGGTATGATAGGACACAACAATCTCGGTATCGAGGGGGTACCAATCGCCGGTTTTAAAGGAAGGTGCGCCGTCTACAGTGATCTCTATGATGTCGTACTGAGCGTGATTTTTGCCAAGAACGAGATCCTGCTTTGGCTGATCGACGATATTGATGAAACCGGCATCACGCAGCTTTTTCATGACATCGCGGGCATCTTCGCTCATGGAAATGTTTGGCATGCGGACTTCGCCCATAGCAAGGTGCGATGCGGCTATCTCTTCATCCTTCAGGCGGGCAAGCTCGGCCTGATGGGCGGCAAGTTCCTGTTCCCGCTTCTGGTTGATGGAATCGTAAACGCCGCGGCAAGCGAGAAGAGCAACAATGAGAACGACACTGATGAGGATTTTCCGTTCGTTGGCACGATAGTAATTGATTGCCTTGGCAATTGCGCGCCCAGCCTGGCGGGCATGTTTTTCGTGCTGAGCAGATGCCCATTCTTCGTAAGCACGCTGTTCTTCAGCGTCTTTTGCCTCCTGCTCTTTGTGGATACGCTCGGCTTGGTCTGCTTCGCGCTGGATACGCTCTTCTTCCGTCTTCTTTTTGGCGCGGCGCTCCTCGATGGGAGAGGCAAAAAGGTTGATGACGCGATCAACATTCTGGGCCTGCTTGATCTTTGCATCATCGACGATATGCTCGGTATGCTCTGATTGGGAGTAGTTATAGTTCACGTTGATATTAACGCGGACCTGTGCTCCGCAGGACGCACACTGAATGACTTTTGCGTTGGCATCTTCAAGCAGGATCTTTGCTCCGCATTTGGGGCATTTAGCACTCCACATACACGATTCCCCTTCCTCACAGAATGGCTGTTAAAGCCAGTATAGCACAAACATGGATAAAAGCAATAGAGCGTGAAAGAAGGTGAGTAGATGATAAATCAAAATGACTGGTGGCAGCACCGGAACAGCACCCTGTGCCACTGGGGCATCAAGGGCATGAAATGGGGCGTGCGGCGATACCAGAACAAGGACGGTACCCTGACCGCAGCCGGAAAGAAGCACTATGCCGTGGATGGGAACGCCGGTGAAGGTGCGACTGCAAAGACAGAGTATGCCCCGAAGCGGAAGGGCGGCAAGGCCGAGGACTACTCGGACGAAGAGCTGCGGGCACGGATCAACCGCCTGCAGATGGAAAAGCAGTACCGCGACCTGCAGGGGGATACCAACATCCGCGCGGACGACCCGAACCGGGAACTGAAAGCGGAAAAAGAGCGGCTGCAGCTGCAGAAGGACGTGAAACAGCTGCGCAGCGATGTGTACGGCGGGCAGAGCTTTGTGAAGAGCGTGATGAAGGACGCGGGGAAACAGTTTTTGACCAAGGCTGTGGCGGGTGCAATGAGTTACAGCGCAAAGCAGTTTGTGACGAGCACCTTTGAAAACCCTGATTTAGCAAACGCCATTGTAAGCGGCAGCGCCAGCGGCGGACAGACAAAGCAGGACGACAAGAAAAACTGACCGGGAGGAAAAAATCAAAATGGCGATAAATGTTGGCTCCCGCCTGAAACGGGCGTGGAACGCCTTTACGAACCGGGACCCTCCCGGGAAGAACTACTATGGCGGAGGGAGCAGCTACCGGCCTGACCGGGTACGGCTGAACCGTGCGAATGACCGCACGATCATGACCGCCATATACACCCGCATTGCCATGGACGCAGCGGGCATCACAATAAACCACGTAAGGCTCGATGAAAACGGACGCTACGACGAAACCGTTGATTCGGGCCTTAATTGCTGCCTGAACCTTTCCGGCAACAAGGACCAGACCGGCAGGGCGCTGCGGTATGACATGTTCCTCTCTGTACTGGACGAGGGCGTGGCGGCGCTGGTGCCGGTGGACGTGGATGTGGACGAAGAGACCGGCAAAGAAAAGATCCTTTCCATGCGGGTGGCAAAGGTGAAGGAATGGTACCCCGATGATGTGCGGCTGGAAGTGTACAACGACCAGACCGGGCAGAAAGAGGAGATCACCCTGCCGAAAGCAGAAGTGGCCCTGATCGAGAACCCGTTCTATGCGGTGATGAACGAACCGAACGGCACTATCCAGCGCCTGATCCGCAAGCTGAACCTGATGGACGTGGTGGATGACCAGCTGGGATCTGAAAAACTGGATCTTATCATCCAGCTGCCATACGTAGTGCGCAACGACATCCAGAAAAAGAGAGCGGACGACCGGAGAGCCGAGATCGAACGGCAGTTGACCGGTTCTAAATACGGCATTGCCTATACCGATGGTTCGGAACACATTACACAGCTGAACCGCAGCCTTGAAAATAACCTCCTGAAAACCGTGGAATACCTGACCAACATGGCATACAGCCAGTTAGGCATTACCCCGGAGATCATGAACGGTACAGCAAGCGATGCGGTGATGACGAACTATGAGAACCGTACCATTGAACCTCTTGTGGCAGCAGCCGTGGATGAGCTGAAGCGAAAGTTTTTGACCGAGGAGGACCGGAAGGAAGGCCGCGAGAGTATGATGTACTTCCGCGACCCGTTCAAGCTGGCACCGGTGAGCGCCGTTGCCGAGATGGCGGACAAATTTACCCGCAACGAGATCTTGACAAGCAATGAGTTCCGGCAGCTGCTGGGAATGAAGCCCTCGAAGGACCCGAAGGCGGACGAACTGCGGAACAGCAATATTTCGCAATCCGATGCGGAGATTGCTGAGAGAAACAAAACGATCACGGCTGGAAAGGAAGCCGTAGAAAGGAGTATGGCAAATCAAAATGGCGAAGTTTGATTACGACTGCAGCGGATGGGCCACGAAGGCTAAGACTAAGTGCTATGATGGCCTGACCATTGCACCGAATGCGTTCCAGGAATGCGACGGTAAAGTTGTGACCATGGTGTACAACCATGACCATGACAACCTGGAAAACGTCCTTGGCCACTGCCTGCTGGAGAACCGGCCCGGGGGCATGTACTGCTACGCAAAGTTCAACGATACGGATACCGGCCGGACCGCGAAGGCCTGCGTGGAAAATGGCGACCTGAACGCTTTTTCCATCTATGCAAACTGCATCAAGAAGACTGGCAACACTGTCCAGCACGGTATTATTCAGGAAGTGAGCCTTGTGCTGGCAGGCTGTAACCCGGGTGCGCTGATCGACGAGGTGGTGAAGCACAGTGCTGACGAGGACTACGAGGGCGGCGAAGTATTCATCTACACAGACGGCGGCCTGAGCATTGCCCATGGACTGGACCCGGACGGCGAACCGCTGGACGACCTTGTACACAGCGGCGATGCAGCGACCGACAAAGCAACCCAGGAGGAAGCCGAGATGGCGGACGAACAGAAGGACGGCAAGACGCTGAAAGAGGTGTACAACAGCATGACACCCGAACAGCAGGAGTGCTGCCACGCACTGGTGGGCATGGCCCTGGAAAAGCGTGACGGCGAAGAGACTGACGATGAGGAGGAAAAAACCGTGAAGCAGAATGTATTTGAGAAGGACACGAAGGGCACCGTGCTGAAGCACAGCATTGACGAGATCAACAAGGTGGTGAAGACCGCCAAGACCTGTGGCACCATGAAGGCCGCTTTTGCAAATGCCGGCATTGAGGACAGCGAGGTGGACGCTTTGTGCCACGGCATTGACAATATCGACTGGCTGTTCCCGGAAGATCACCTGCTGGACACCACGCCCAGCATCATTGACAAGCCCGACGACTGGGTGAGCGTGGTGATGGGCGGCGTGAAGCACATCCCGTTCAGCCGCTTCAAGAGCCTGTTCGCCGACCTGACCGAGGATGATGCACGTGCCAAGGGCTACCTGAAGGGCAACTACAAGACTGAAGAGGTGTTCGGCCTGCTGCGCCGCTCCACCGGCCCGACCACGGTGTACAAGAAGCAGGAGCTGGATCGCGACGATGTGGTAGACATTACCAGCTTTGACGTGGTGGCATGGCTGCGCAACGAGATGCGCTACAAGTTGAACCGTGAGCTGGCGCTGGCCTACATTCTGGGTGACGGCCGCATGGCAGCAAGCCGTGACAAGATCGATGAGAACTGCATCCGTCCGGTGTTCAACGACGCCGACCTGTTTACCATCAAGGTGCAGGTGAAGACCACCGGCCTTTCCACTGTGGAGGACAAGTACAAGGCCTTTATCAAGCAGGCCATCCGTGCCCGCAAGGACTACCGCGGCAGCGGCACCCCGACTATGTTTACCACCGAGGATGTCCTGACCGAGATGCTGCTGCTGGAAGACGGCATGGGCCGCCAGCTGTATACGGACGAGGCCGCACTGGCCCGAAAGCTGCGTGTTGCCAAGATTGTGACCATTCCCGAAATGGAAGGCCGCAAGGGTGCCAAGGGCGGTGATCTGGCTGCTGTGATCGTGAACCTGGCCGACTATACCGTGGGTGCGGACAAGGGCGGTGCCGTGAGCATGTTCGATGACTTTGACATCGACTTCAACGCACAGAAGTACCTGATCGAGACCCGCTGCTCCGGTGCACTGACCAGCCCCTACAGCGCTATGGCCATTGAGTGGGCTGCATGAGAGGCTCCTTCAGTCTCACAGTCCGCCTGACGGCGGCGCTGTTCGCCAGCTCCCTCATTGAGGGAGCCTTTTTTAAAGGAAAGGATGATAGAAAATGCTGAACAAGCTCTATGAGCAGGGCAAGGACCTGCACGTTGCAAACTATGTGGCCTATGGCAAGACCGCTGACCACAAGCTGTATGCCGACGAAGGTTATAAGGAGACCGTGACCAAGGCCGAGATCGAGGATGCCTTCGTGAAGGGACGTCTGGTGATCGTGGAGGGCGCAAACTATCTGGTGCCTGTGGCCTTTGGTGCGACCGGTGTGATCACCGTTGTGGCCGGTGAGACCGTGAAGACCCAGGCATGGGTTGCTTCTGCCGAAAAGTAAGCAGAAAATTCAAAATGGAGTGAAAGTGCTATGAGCAAGTGGTTTGGGAAGCTTGGTTTCGTGGAGACCAAGGAGACAGAGCTGAGTGTGCACTCGGAGATCGTGACAGAGCGTGACTGTTACGGCGACCTGACACGGAACACGCGCAGGTTACAGTCCCCCGACAAGGTGAACGATGATATCAGCCTTGCGAACACGCTAAGCGTCATCGCTGACCCGTATGTTCAGGAGCACTTTTGCAATCTCCGGTATGTGACGCTTTACGGCGGAAAATGGAAGGTGACGGACGCGAGCGTGGAGTACCCACGCATCGTGCTGACGCTGGGAGGGTTATGGCATGGCAACGAAACTGAGTGAAAGACGCTCCGGGCTGGATGCGCTTTTGCGCAGCATCGTGAAACAGCGGTGCGGCAGTGAAAACGTGTACTACCAGCCGCCTGCAAACCTGCGGATGAAATATCCTTGTATCTGCTACAAGCTGGAAAAGATCCGCAGCCCGAAGGCTGACGACCGCGTATACCGCCAGACCTTCCATTATTCTGTTACCGTGATCGACACGAAACCGGACAGCGAAATGACAGCGGCCATGAGTTTGCTTGCAAAGGCTTCTTATGACCGCCATTTTATTTCGGACAACTTATACCACGACGTATTCAGCGTGTGGTACTGATACCTATTTATAAAGGAGGACAAAACCTATGCCAAAACTGAATTGGGACGTTGACGGTACCCGCAAGTTCCACGCCGGTGTTTCGCACGGCGTGGTTTACCCCAAGGCCGATGGCGAGGGCTACGACAATGGCGCTGCATGGAATGGCCTGACCGGCGTGACGGAAAGACCCAGCGGCGCAGAACCTACCGACCTGTGGGCTGACAACATGAAGTACGCCCGCCTGATCTCCGGCGAGGACTACGGCTTTACCATTGAATCCTATATGTACCCGCCCGAGTTTGAGCCCTGCGACGGTCTGGGCAGTCCTGTGAAGGGCGTGCGCATCGGCCAGCAGAAGCGCAAGGCATTCGGCTTTACATGGCAGACCAAGGTGGGCACCGATCAGGACCCCGATGCCGGTTACATCATCCATGTGGTGTGGAATGCGACCGCAAAGCCTGCTGAGAAGAGCCACGAGACTATGAACGACAGCCCGGATGCCGAGACCTTCAGCTGGGAGTGCGATACCGTGCCTGTGAACATTGCAGACCTGAAGGCTGCGGCGGTGGCAGAGTTTGACAGCACTGAGCTGACCGCAAAGCAGATGAAGGCCGTGGAAGACCTGCTGTACGGCACCGACAGCGAGAATGCAAAGCTGCCCACCCCGGACGAGCTGCTCGCTGCAGTAAAGGCCGCTGTGTAAAAAACGCCCTCTCATCGCGCAGTCCGGCATTTGCCGGTGATGCTTGCAGCTCTCCCGAAGGGGCGAGCTTTGCTGAGAGGAAAAATCAAAATGAACCGATAAGGAGAGATTAAGATGCTGAAAAAGACCATTTCCTATACCGACTATGACGGCAACCAGCGCACCGAGGACTTCTACTTCAACCTGTCGAAGGCGGAGATCACCGAGATGGAGCTGAGTATGGAGGGCGGCATGCGTGCCTACATCCAGAGGATCATTGCAGCGAAGAGCCAGTTGGAGCTGGTGAAGCTGTTCAAGGATGTGGTGCTGAAGAGCTACGGCAAGAAGAGCACAGACGGCCGCCTGTTCATGAAGAACGACACCATCCGTGCTGAGTTTGAGGCACATCCGGCCTACAGCATGATCTACATGGATCTGGTAACGGACGAGGCCAAAGCAAGCGCCTTTGTGAACGGCATTATGCCCGCCGACATGCCGAAGCAGAACCTGGCTATGGAGATGGCCGCAACCGCAAGCGCTGCGCCTGCACTGAGCGTGGCATCGGAACAGGGCTGAGTTGCCCTCTCACCGTCACAGTTCGCTTGCGCGAAGCTATGACGGAGCTCTCCCGAAGGGCGAGCTTTGTTTAGAGGAAAATATTTTGCCGCTTTGGCGGAGAGAGGCTGCGCCGGGAAATTTCCGGGCAGCCTTTATTTTTTTTTACTCCTTCAGGCGCTGACGCGCCAGCTCCCTTCAAGAGGGAGCCTTTTAAAGGAGCGCATTTAAGAGCACAGGGAGAGTGAAAGAATGCTGGAACTGCATATTCCCGGCGAAGAACGCTGGGATGAGCGAACAAACATGTTCGTATACGACGAGCCGGTAACTTTGAGGTTGGAATACAGCCTGCTCTCCCTGTCTAAATGGGAAAGCAAATGGCACAAGCCGTACTTGGACGAAAACGTGAAGAAAACACGCGAAGAAACGCTTGATTTCGTCCGATGCATGACCCTGACAAAGGGCGTGGACCCGACCGTATACGCAAGACTGCGGCGGGAAGACTGGCTGGCCATTCAACGATATATGAGCGACCCGATGACGGCCGCGACCTTTAAAGACCGCAAAGGCGGCAAGAAGCGCGCACGCTACCAGACGGCAGACCTGTTTTATGCCGCCATGGCAAGCTACGGCATCCCATTCGAGTGCGAAAAGTGGCACCTGAACCGGCTTTTGGCGCTGATCCGGGCCTGCGGTGAAGAGAACCTGCCGCCCGAGAAGATGGGCAGACACGAGCAGGCGGCGCATATCCGGGCGCTGAACGCACAGCGCAGGGCGAAGTTTCACTCGAGGGGGTAAGAGCTTTTGAGCAAGGTAATTGAGATCCGGCAGAAAGGCAACTTTAAGAAAAGCCTGACCTTTTTCAGCCACATCAAGAGCTGGAGCGTGCGGCCGATCCTTGAGAAATACGGAAAGCTGGGTGTAGAGCGGCTTGCAGATGCCACCCCGAAAGCCACCGGAAAGACGGCGGCAAGCTGGAGCTACGAAATCAAAATGGACAAGAGCGGGGCCACGCTGTGCTGGAAGAACTCCAACATTGTGGACGGAGTGCCCATTGCGGTGATCTTACAATACGGACACGGCACAAGAAACGGAGCCTATGTGCAGGGGGTAGATTACATTAACCCTGCCTTGACTCCGATTTTTTCTGCTCTGGCCGATGAATTGTGGAAGGAGGTAAAGAGCCTGTGAGCCAGGAAGTGGATGAGCGCGTAGTAGAAATGCGGTTTGACAACGCGCAGTTTGAGAAGAATGTGCACCAGACCATGCAGAGCCTTGAAAAGCTGAACGACAGCTTACGGCTGGACGGCGCAGAAAAGGGCTTTGAAAAGATCGGCGATGCATCGGCCAAAGTGGACTTTGACGAGATGCAGGGCGCGCTGGACAACCTGAGCGGAAAGTTTTCGGCCGTAGAAGTGATGGGCGTTGCGGCCCTGAGTCACATTACGAGGCAGGCCATTGATACTGGTGAAAGACTGGTAAAGAGCCTTTCCCTCGATCAGGTGACGAGCGGCTGGAACAAGTATGCCCAGAAGACTGCCAGTGTGCAGACCATCATGAATGCGACGGGTAAGAGCATTACAAAAGTGAACGGCTACCTTAGCAAGCTGATGTGGTTTTCGGACGAGACAAGCTACAGCTTTACCGACATGACACAATCCCTTGGACAGCTTACAGCGTCCGGCGGTGACATTGAGAAAGTTATCCCGATGATCATGGGCATGGCAAACGCCACGGCCTATGCAGGCAAGGGTGCAAGCGAGTTCTCCCGCGTGATCTATAACCTGAACCAGAGTTACAGCCAGGGTTATCTGAGCCTGATGGACTGGAAATCGGTAGAGCTTGCAGGCGTGGCAACTGCTGAGCTGAAAAAACAGATCATCGAAACCGGTGTAGCGCTTGGCAAGATCAAAGAAGGCGATGTGACGGTTGGCACGTTCAGCTCAACGCTATCGAAAAAATGGGCTGACAAAGAGGTGATGGAGACCGCCTTTGGCAAGTTTGCCGAGTTCAGCGAAGCCGTGAAGAAGATGGTGGACGCGAATCCCGGTATGCTGGCATCACAGGCCATTGATGCCCTGGCTGACCAGTACGACGAAGTGACCGTGAAGGCCTTTAAGGCGGCACAGGAGGCAAAGAGCTTCAGCGAAGCGGTGGACGCTACGAAGGACGCTGTGAGCAGCGGCTGGATGGAGACCTTTGATATCCTGTTTGGCAACTACGAGGAAGCAAAGGGATTCTGGAGCGATCTGGCGGAAGAGTTCTGGAACATGTTCGCAGGCGGTGCGGCCGGGCGGAACAACTGGCTGAAGAATGCCTTCGACTCAGGCCTTGACCAGTTGCTGGGAACGGAAGGCTTTGGTGAAGCCGGAGACAACTACACAAACCTTTTGCAGAAAGCGCTGGTGAATCAGGGCCTGCTGAGCGAGGAAGGCATTGAAGAAGCGGGCAGTTTCCAGAAGGCGTTGGAAGAAAGCGGTGTGACAGCCCAGCAGCTGTACGAAGTGCTTGGGGAAGCGGCTGACTACTACCATCAGCGTGCCGCCATGAGCGACGAAGAGCTGGATAAGCTGGGGTTTGACCGGGACAAGGTGGACGCGCTGGCAAATGCCTACGACTCCATGGCGGAGCAAATTCAAAATGGCAGTGTGAACCTGGACGACCTTGCAGGCAAGATGAACCAGCTGAGCGGCCGGAAGCACTTTTTTAACGGCATCCTGAACGTGCTGGAAGGCATCAACAGCGTATTGAACCCGATCCGGGACGGATTCGGTGATGTGTTCATGACCGACGGAAGCCCGCTGTACAACTTCCTGAAGGGATTTGACGAGCTGACCGGGAAAATGGCGCTGAGCGAAGAAACTGCGGAAAAGGTGCAGAAAGTATTTACCGGCGTATTCCGGGTGCTGAGCATCGGGCTGAAGGGTGTGACGACAGTTGGCAAGACCGCTTTTATGATCCTTGGAAAGCTGCTGGATCTGCTGAGCCCGATGGGCGACCTTTTGCTGAACATCGGAAGTTACATCGGCAATCTGCTGACATGGGTGGATCTGAGCCTTGGGCAGGCAGAGAGCCTTAGCGACGTGCTGGGCATCATTGTGGGTGCTGTTGCGGCGCTGGTGAGCCCCATTGCGGACGTGGTGAAGGGCGTGAAGACCCTTGTGCGCGGCGGAAACATGGAAGAGGCAAAGAAGCAGTTCGGCGCATTCGGCACCGTGGTGGATGCTGTGGGCAGTGTGCTGGACAAATTCAAAATAGGCAGTGTTTCGGCAGGAAACGTCATCGGTACGGCGTTCCAGCTGCTGGGCGGCATTCTGCTGGGAGCCTTTGAGGGTATTGGTGCACTGATCGGCCGTGCATTCAACGGGTTCAAGGGTGCCGGGGACACGGTGAGCGAGTTTGCCGACAGCAAGGTACCGCTGCTGGAGAATATCCGGGACGTGGTACTGAGTCTGCCGGAGAAGGCAGA